TCTGAGCCCGGGCAGGCTGATGGCCTTTATTTTTCAGGGCTGCGCAGAATCTCACTTCCGGGAATTATTCCCGCAGCGCTATGGCGCAAATGCCACATAATCGCTGAAACCCTTACAGGGCAAGGGCTACAGGCCAGCAGGGGGGCCGGGCGAGGGCCACCGGGGGGTGGGGGCGTTAGCGTATACCCAGCTGACCAGAGATGGGAAAATGACAACTGTCAACGAAGGGGGTCTATATAGACGTATACCTAGCCGTAAAAAACGTAAACATCCTTGTACACCTCTAAAGTCTGTTTGGGGGTAGGTGACAATAAAACTGTCAACACCCTACTTCCTCAGAACGGTCTGGCTTTTGTACACGACTGGGGAGAAGAACTCTTTAACGAAGCTTTCTACCTTATCGGTGTCATATTCTTTGCACGAGAAGATGTCTAAGTACATGTCTCGCGTATTATCGTGCCCGTGTAGGGTGATGGAGCTGGTGTAGATCATCTGTATGGCGCTGACCCCTTGTAGGGACCCTATGGATTTGTCTTCAGGGAACCGGGTGACCATAGGCTCTTTCCAGCCCACCATATCAATAAGCACTACTAGCTCTTTTATGAAGCTGGTTACATCAGGGATGGAGGTAATCCTGCGGTTGCAGCGCCGTGTATCTACAAGCATATGCTGCCCGTAGTACCTCTCATCATCAACGGTGATCTGTTTATGGATATCGAGCAGGGGATTAGGGATGTTGTATCCGTGGCCTGTGTCCTTGAGCATAGTCTTCTCCTGATTAAAGAGAAAAATCTTATCATCTAGGGGTCATAGAAGAAAGCATACTAAAAACCCTTAATTAGGGTATAATTTCTTGACGGACCACAACATATTGTGTATGGTTTGAAATGTTTACCGGGAGTAAACGGGTAGGTCTTTCTTTTTTGAAGAGAATGAGAAAAGATCAATGAGCAAAACAAGCACCGACATTGTCAAGATCAATCTAGATTTAGACGTTGAACACGATTTGGAAGTCGATTCAGACGGTATACTCCATGTCGTATCCTATATTTACCCTAATGAAGACGAAGAGCCCTTTGAAATGCGCACTAGCATTGAAGAGTTGCTCGAAAGCATCATGGAATACTACTCAGAAGACCTCTCTAGAGAGGGTTTTGGTCAGATGTACATAGTAGGCCATGAGCTACGGCGCATATCTGAGGGTATTCTTTCCTCAGCGGAGTCCCTAGAGGACACCATCATGGGTAATCAGGCCTGTATGTTTGATGATATGGACGATACGGACGGAAGCTACCACTAATATGACTACATCGATGTTTGAAGCACAGGAATTGGTGCATATAGACAAGTCAGACCTGCTAGAAGAGTACATTCGCCTTAAATTAACGCAGACTTACAACGTAATTCGGCATAAATGCCAAAGAGACGGCATTAAGTTTGACTTCACAGTAGATGATTTAGCGCCATTCCCCCTAGAGTGCCCCGTATTGGGCCTAGAGATCGATTATTTCAAGAAAGGTCATGGTGGGTCTAACTATAGCCCCTCTATTGATCGTATGACCCCAGATGATGGCTATGTGAGAGGGAATGTCAGGATAATCTCGCAGAAAGCTAACCGATTAAAGCAAGATTCATCGATAGATGAGCAAATCCGCTTATTAGCTTACGCTACAGGCGTCGAAGAGGACGCTATCCATACGGCTTTGGAGGCTGACGCATGAGCATGCCCCCGGACAAGTCGGTTAAACCTGCCAGTGACAAGAGTATCCCTCTATCAGAGGGCGGTAAGGGAGATAAGGCTCGTAAGTCAACGGCTGAGACGCGCAAGGCGTTTGAGTCAGGCTATGATGCCATTGATTGGAGCAAGAAGAAGTAGGAAGGGGTCTTTATATATATAACCCCCCAGCCGACAACTGGATTTTAGCATACTTTTCTTAATCTGTCTAGTATTACCCTCAACTATTGACACTACTAACACCCCCGTGTTATAACTTAATCAAGTCGATCTATGACTATTTCCAAACAAAGCAATTCAATCAACCTTCATTACATCCGTGCAGCTATTGAAAAGGGCACGGGAAAGCGACTGTCACTTGAGAAAGTCCGGCAGTATCTTGTTGAAGAGGGTATGATTACTCCCGCACAAGCAAAGAAGTATGCCCAGATATTCACTGGGTATGGTGACTTCTATAGCACAGACACCCCCTCTCGTACCAAAGAGGACCCGGGCGAGGCTTACCGTCTTGCCGAACAATTGAAATCCAACAGGTAGCTATGAACATGAAATACAAGCATGCAAAGACTAAGAAGGCTAATTGTGGGGCCTCAGTGAGGGCAGCAGCAGGCGGCTATATGTCTGTATCGGGTAATGGAATCAAGGTGGATGAAATGAAGCCACCTAAATCAGGCTACTCTAAGGGTGGCTACGCAGCTAAGAAAAAGAAGAAGTAGCATGGCCAGTAAGCCAAAGGGCAAGGCTAAGTGCAAAACTACTAAGGCAGGTAAAAAGGTCTGTTACGGGCAATCCGGTAAGGCGAAGGATGGCTCAAAGCGAGTTCAGCCGGGAACCAGTAAAGGTGACGCATACTGCGCTCGTTCAATGGGGCAGATGAAGAAGCACCCAAAAGCTGCCAAAGACCCCAACTCCCCGCTGAGACTTTCTCGTAAGCGGTGGAAGTGCAAGGGCGCTAAATCCACTAAATAGTCTGGAAGTCACATGTCACTACTGAAGAATATGAATGCTCGTAAAAAAGCGGGCACCAGCAGAAGTAAGAAGAAAAGCACTATCTCCAGCAAGACCTACAAAGACTTGCAGGCGGGGAAGATGAACAAGGGCGGCGTAGCAGCTAAGGCTAAGAAAAAGACCCCCAAAAAGCGGAAGTAAAGCACGAGACGGGGTCGTATGTATGCTTGCTGAATTATCCTTACTAATATCTACACTCAAGACGTTAAACGACGGCATCAAGACCGTCAAAGAAAGCTCCGGGCACCTCAAAGGTATATCGGGGCTTTTTACTGCGCTTACAGAAAGTAAAGTCGCTGTAGAGACTATTGAGCACAAGCAGAAAGAAGGGGCCCATGTCCTCACCCAAGAAGAAGCTCTAGAGCTTGCTTGGGCTAAAGCTGAGATACGGAATAAAGAGAAAGAGCTTAAAAAGCATACTCCGCGAGACGTATGGAGAGACATGCTGGCAATACAGCATAAATCCGTGATGGAGCATAAGGCTAAGCTAGAGAGAGAGCGTCTAGCTAGAACTCGTGCCATTACCAAAAGAGAAGATTTAATCAAAAATGTTTTCGGGACTATCGTTCTGCTTAGTCTCGGGGGCGCCGCATTTTACGGTACCGGGATTCTGAGTACGGGTCCTATAGTTTAACCCCCACAACAAGTAGCAGGATTTATACATGGACAAAGACGAGCTGCGTCTTGGCCGCATTGAGGCCAAATTAGATAAGTTATCAGATGCGGTTGTGTCTATGGCTAGGATGGAAGAGAGGATGGTAACGCTGTTTAAGCGTATGGAATCATACGACAGCTACCAAAAGAAATTAAACGATAGGGTGGATGAGTTGGAAGAGATATCACAGGGTCGAGGCCACCTTCTCAGATTTTTTGAGAGGGTATTCTGGATCGTGTTAACTGCTGGGGTGGGCAGCGTATTTTGGGTTGTTAAGAGTGGTCTTACATGAGTGAAGAAACTAAGAAACTTACAGATATGCAAGAGGCCTTCCTAGAAGCTCTCGTAGGCCCAGCTAGGGGTAACATCCGTGCAGCTATGGATGCCGCTGGCTACTCAGAGAACACGCGCATCAACGAGGTGGTAGGCCCGCTGCGCGATGAGATTATTGATCGGAGTTCTATGCTACTTGCATTGAATGCTCCAAAGGCGGCTCATGGCATCATTGGTGTGCTAGATGATCCGTCAGCTATGGGTGCTAGGAACGCCGTGTCAGCGGCGCGGGAAATCCTAGACAGAACAGGTTTGGTCAAGCGGGAGCAGATTCAGGTCACGGGTCCAGAGGGTGGAATATTTATAATGCCCCCAAAGAAGACAGCCGATGACACAGACGATCTGGCCGAATAAATCTAGGCCCAATAAAACCGCACGAATAGCTTACGGCTATATAGCAAGCGAAGAAGACCCCTTAGTACTTGTCCCTGATCCAGAGATCATACCCGTACTTGAGGAGGCTCTGTCGTATCTGGACAATGGAGAATCTCTGAGGAACACAGCTAACTGGCTGTCAGAGAAAGCGGGGCGAAAGATATCGCACCAAGGCCTGTCTAAAATCTGGAAAGAGAAACGACAGGGAGACAACCAGACAGAGCGCGTTAAGCAACTAGCCAAGAGTAAGAAGAAACGCGCACCTAAAACAAAAGAACAAAAGAAAGAAGCTGAGCTAAGAAAGAAGTTAGCGGGGGCTCGTCGTAGTCTGACAGTCACTGAGAAGAAGATTAAAAATCACGTTGACGACCCAAGCACCCCCACAACTGTAGACGACTTCTCTGGTTCCCTCGACTTCAGTGCTGAGCCTCAAGAACTTGAGGTTATATTCAAGCCCAACGAGGGGCCGCAGACAGAGTTCCTAGCGGCTAGTGAGCGTGAAGTGTTGTACGGAGGTAGTGCCGGTGGTGGTAAGACAATGGCTCTTATTGCAGACCCGATGCGTTACTTCCACAACCCAAACTTCAATGGTCTGGTTCTGCGTCGTACCACAGACGAACTGCGTGAAATTATATGGAAGACGCAGGAGATATACCCCAAGGCATTTAAAGGGGCTAAGTGGCAAGAGAAAAAGTCTCAGTGGGTATTCCCTAGCGGGGCCCGTCTCTGGCTGACTTACTTAGAGCGCGATGAAGACGTGTTGCGTTATCAGGGACAGGCATTCTCGTATGTAGGGTTTGACGAGCTTACGCAGCACAGCACACCCTTTGCATGGAATTACATGCGTTCTCGTTTGAGAACTACAGACCCGTCTTTGCCTATCTTTATGCGGGCTACGACTAACCCCGGCGGTCCCGGCCACCAGTGGGTTAAGAGGATGTTTATCGATCCCGAAACACCTAACAAGGCGTTTGCGGCGACTGATTTGGAAACAGGTGACCCCATGGTTTATCCTGAGACCTCGCCCAAGGCAGGGCAGCCACTATTCTATCGGCGCTTTATACCTGCCAGCCTGTACGATAATCCGTACTTGTGTGATGATGGTCAATATGAAGCTAACCTTCTCTCTCTACCGGAGATGCAACGAAGACAGCTTCTAGAAGGCGACTGGGGTATTGCGGAAGGCGCAGCATTCCCAGAGTTTAGATTAAAAGACCATGTAGTAGAGCCCTTTGATATACCCCATGACTGGAGGCGTTTTAGGAGTTGTGACTATGGGTACTCAAGCTATAGCGCAGTACACTGGTTTGCTATTGACCCTAGTTATGAAACTTTGATATGCTATAGGGAGTTATACCTAACAAAGCATACTGGTCGTGATTTAGCTAAAGCTGTTCTTGAAGCAGAAGACGGCGAGAGAATGCAGTATGGTATTTTAGACTCCTCCTGCTGGCACAATCGAGGGCAGATTGGCCCATCTATAGCAGAAGAGATGATTTCTATGGGGTGTCGTTGGCGTCCTAGTGATAGAAGCCCTAAGTCCCGAGTAGCAGGTAAAAACAGACTCCACGAGTTACTGAAAGTGGACTCAGACACAGAAATGGCTGGCATTGTGTTTTTCGACACATGCAGACAGATAATTGCAGATTTGCCTGTGATACCCAGCAACCCTAAAGGCACAGATGATATCGACGCTCGTTTCAAGAGTGACCACGCATATGACAGCGTAAGGTACGCAATTATGTCCCGCCCCAAATCCCATTCGATATTTGATTCAATGCCAGAACAATCTTCGCACTATGCCCCAAGCGACTCCACATTTGGATACTAATAAATGGCTCTAGTTAATCCCCCCGATGACATGAATCTCGACGCGACCCACCAGCCTGTCTTCCATGCAGAAGAGGGCAAAGATGTAGCGGCAGAGAACAGAGAATTTTCTGATCTAGTGGCGTGGATCAACTCCCGATTTACACGTTCAAAAGACTCACGCAGAGAGGATGAAGAGCGCTGGCTAAAGAACTACAGAAACTATCGCGGTATCTACGGCCCAGATGTTAAATTTAATGAGTCAGAAAAAAGCCAAGCTTTTGTTAAGATTACAAAGACAAAAGTATTAGCAGCATATGCCCAGATATCTGACGTTCTGTTTGCAGGCGGCAAATTCCCTATTGGTGTAGAGCCCACCCCCGTAGTCACGGGCGGACTAGATGCTGTGCATTTTGATCAGCAGGAAAAGCCAGAGGGGGCACCTACTGAGCCTAAGAAGGCCACAGTAAAACGCAAGGAGCTAATAGATTTAGCTGGCCCTTATTCAGAGACACTAGAGACCGTAAAAGATGACCTTGTTGAGGGCGGCTCAGGCATACCCTCTACAATAATCTTCGAGCCAGCTAAGGCTGCCGCTAAGAAGATGGAAACCATAATCCACGATCAGCTAGAAGAGAGTGAGGGCTCTAAGCATCTCCGCTCTATGGCTTTCGAGATGGCTTTGTTTGGCCACGGCGTGATTAAGGGGCCTTTCGCATTCGACAAGGAATACCCCAAGTGGAATGAAGAGGGAGAGTACGAGCCTCTATTTGAGACAATAGCTAAGGTAGAGCACTGTAGTGTTTGGGACTTTTATCCTGACCCAGAAGCTCGTTCTATGTCGGAGGCTGAGTACATTGTACACCGGCACCGCATGAGCCGCAGTCAACTCCGCGCACTTAAAAAGCGCCCTATGTTTAGGGAAGAGTCTATTGAAGAGGCTATTGCTCTAGGGCCCGATTACGAGTCTGAGTATTGGGAGACTATCCTAGAAGACAACAGTGCTCGGTCTGAAACAGAAAGATTTGAAGTGCTAGAGTTCTGGGGCGTACTGGATGCTGAGATAGCTGAGCAGGCTGGTATTGATATGCCAGAAGAGTTTGATGGATCAGATGAGATTCAGGTTAATGCTTGGGTTTGTAATGGCCAGACTCTACGTCTTGTACTTAACCCGTTTGTACCTGCGCGTATCCCTTACCATGCAGCCCCCTATGAAGCCAATCCGTACAGCTTCTTTGGCGTGGGCATTGCAGAGAACATGGCAGACACTCAGCTTCTGATGAATGGCTTTATGCGTATGGCCGTGGATAATGCTGCTCTGTCTGGTAATCTTCTTATTGAGATAGACGAGACTAACCTGACACCGGGGCAGTCTATGGATGTTTATCCGGGTAAAGTATTCCGCCGTCAGGCGGGAGCGCCCGGGCAAGCCATCTTCGGTACTAAATTCCCTAACGTGTCACAAGAACTTCTGATGATGTTTGACAAGGCACGTCAATTGTCAGACGAAAGCACGGGCATGCCTTCCTACGCACACGGCAGCACAGGCGTGATGTCTACAGGGCGTACTGCCAGCGGGATGTCTATGCTCATGTCTGCTGCGGCCAATAACATCAAAGCCGTAGTGAAGAACATTGATGATTATATGCTGGGGCCTATGGGCCGCTCTCTGTTTGCCTTTAACATGCAGTTCAACTTTAGCGAGGACTTACTAGGGGACCTAGAGGTTATATCGAAAGGCACAGAGTCTTTGATGCGCAATGAGATACGTTCTCAGCGCCTGCTACAGTTTATGCAGATGGCAGCCAATCCTACCATGGCTCCCTTTGTTCGATTTGATTACATCCTTCGTGAGCTTGCTACGTCTATGGACCTCGACGAAGACAAGATACTTAACGATCCTCGGGAAGCAGCTATTCAGGCCAAGTTTATGGCTGAGCTACAGGCTGCACAGCCACAGGCAGAGCAGGCAGCTATGATGGGGGCAGCCCCAAGCCCAGCAGACCCGACAGGTACTGGCGGCGGCAACATAGCTCCCGGTAGTGCTCCAGAGCCCGGTGCAGAGGGTTTTACAGGTGGTCCAGAGGGCGCACCTCCACCACTTCCTGATGAACTACCTCCGGGCATCTAATGGAAAGAGAATTAGCTAGGTATCTTCTTTTACTCGTTAACGAGAAAGAGACCTATGACAGGCTGCAAGCCCTTATTGAAGATAAGATAAAGGGGCACCTAAAGAATCTAGAGAAGACCACAGACACTGTGCGTATTTTCCAGATACAGGGTGCCATTTCTGAGCTGCGGCGCTGGGAGCACTTAAAGGAGTCTATACGCGAGTCGGCTGAATGAAGGGACAGCTAAATACCTTCTTCCCTCTTAGTGTGTACTCAAGCATGGCTGGTCTAGAGCCTACGCTCAGACAAGACATGGTGAGAGATGTTGATGAGGCTGTAAAAGCTACAGGCTACTCAGATGATGTTTCCTCATGGACTGGTGATGTTAATGGCTATCACTGTCTTCATAACAATCCTCTGTACGCTCCGCTTATATCAGCAGTTCGAGAGGCTCTGATTGAATACTGCACAGCGATAGGCATAACTCCGGGGCAGTATGATTATTATTTCACTCGCAGCTGGGCCGTTAAGCAGACCAAAGGGCGCACAGTAGAGTACCACCGACACGACTGCTCTCATATTAGCGTAGTGTATTATCCAGAGGTCCCTAAAGGTTCTGGGGCGTTCCACTTAGCAACTGATAATCACCAGAATGAGTTGTTTTCTGGTTTATTCAGGCCAGAGCAATACTCCCAGCGCATGGTGTCTTTGTCTAACCCTCACAGCGCTTCAGAGACTGCACTCAATGTCGCTGACGATTTAATGCTTATCTTTCCATCTAAGACGGGACACAGGACTGCTCCTAACAAGTCTGAGTCACCAAGATACAGCATAACTATGGACATTCTTATGACGCTTAAATCAGCGGACAAGCATGAGTTTGGTCTTCCACCAGTAGAGAATTGGAAACAAATCCAAGGGTAGCAGGAAGTAACTATATGTCACAGACAGGCTCGGCGTCCCAGTTGGATGCCTATATTAGTGAATACTACCCAGATAAGATGGGCAGCCAGAATTATAACGAGGCTCTTCGCGCTTCTGTTGAAGACGGCAGAAATGCCTTAGATGTATTCCAGAACCTTGAGTTGGGCGATAGTGAGTTTCAAAATGAAGTGGCTCCTTATATGGGCTACAAGGGACCTATCGATCCAAGCGTAGCAAGGTACCATAGTCTACCCAAGGGCGTTAATTCTACCCTAGAGGGTTTTGCAATTGCCCCTGATGATGACCGTGGATTTATAGAAGCAGGGTCTTTCGCTGGGGCAAGCGGTGACACAGTGCTGTTACCAGCAGAGCCGGGTACAGTGAATGCCATAGGTAAGGGGGCTACTCCCCAGACTTACGCCCATGAGTATAACCATCTGTACGAGAAGGATAGAGGGCTCTTAAAAAAAGCGCTGGGCGACGAGTTTGATGCTGATGCCTACAATGCTTTTACGGCTTTCGGTAAAAATAAGCCCCACGAGATTGGGGCAAGAATGCTGGATATACGCAGCGCACAAAGCATGGCTGATGCTAGACCTGCGGCAGTATACATCGCAAACGCTCAGGTGGCAGACTTGAAGTCTCAGATAGATCAGGCGTTTTCTGATAATGATATTGATATGGCCCGAGAGTTAAATGACCGGGTTAATAGACTGACAGAAACCATCATCAACAATCCTACTGAAGAAGCGGTCATTGATTACGTCAAAAATAATCTTGGCGAAATGAACACGCAGTATGATGAGATGGATTCGTTCAGGTCTAACTTCTTTGATAAGACCTTCTCTGACCAGTCTATGTACAGATTAGATGGTTCTAAAAAATCTATGCAAGGATTTTTGGGTCCAATAGAGAACGTCAACGGCGGTACTATGACCGAGTTTTCTATCGGTGTAGAGATAGAAGGTGAAGAAGTTCAGATGCCTTCAATGGTTCCTACTCTATCAGAAGACGAGATAGAGATGCTGAGAAACATAAGTGATGGGGACCCAATACCCGAGCAAATTAGAGATAAGGCTATCGACCACTATTACCAGCGAATTGAAGAAGGAAAAGACCCTTTCTACCAAGATGGCGAGAACGACGTAGGCTCTATAGAGCCTTATGAACCCAGCCTAAGAGAAAGCATACAGCGAAAGCTTGCTGACTTTATGGGGGGTGAGAGGGACGACGTATACCGCTCCAAGAAACTTATGAATGTCCTTGATCTACTGCCCGGAACAGGGGACGCAACAGCGGTAGCTGATACAGTAGACTCGTACAATGAGGGCGACTACGTCAATGCAGGTATTAATGGTTTTGCCGCTATGCTTGGGACTGTACCTATTATTGGAAAGCCCGTTGCGAGAGGCGTTAAAGCGCTGGGCGTAGGTGTTAACGAGACACTTACAGATGGCAAGTTCTTAAAGAACTACGGCGAAGAGGCGATGGCTAAGCTAGATGAGTTGGCTGAATTTGCAACCGCCGGAAGCAGTAGGGCAAATGCTCTTATCAATGCCGCTGTAGAGCAGGGTAGACAGGTGGGTATTCGCCTAAACCTAAACTCAAAAATACCAGATGCTCCTGCTGGTATGGATAAACTCCAGACTCTGCATGACAAAAATTATAACGGTTCAGCTTTATCTTATGTTCCCCACGCTACTGTCACAGATGTGACTTTTAGTGTCAGTCAAAAAGGCCGTCAGGGAATTGCAGCTAAGATTGGTGGTCTGGATGTGCCAGAAGCCAAGAACAAATTCCCCGCCATGTCAGTCGATGGGAAGCTTGCCCCTTCGGAGAATGTTATCTCTAAAGGTGGTAAGGGTGTCATTGAAATTGGGTTTAACCCCAAAGCGCATCACCTATTCATAGACATGAAAACAGGACAGGCAGTCAAGGGTGCGGAAGTAGCCACTGTGGTAGGTGATCGAGTTTATGCAAAAGGCGTCAAATACTACAAAAAATCAGAAGCACCAGAGCCCCTGAATGCATCAGACGGCACAGAGCTTCCTAGTGAAGTGAGGTATAACGAAATGAACAAGGGTGGCACAGTACAGCGCGGTAAAGTTGAGGAAAAGGTCCTAGACAGCAGTACCCAAGAAGAACTTGATACAACTGCCAAAGCAGCGGCAGAGACAGACGAAATCATTAGCACCCCTACAGAAAGAGCTCAGAGAAGTGAAGCAGCCACCAATAAGTTGCCCGCTACTGAGGACACTGTTCCTGAAGAAGACCGCAGTAAGCCTGAGCTAATAAGCATGTTCCATGGTGGCATGGCTATGAGTTTGATGGGGCCAGATAACACCGTAGGCGTTGATCCGGTCTCGGGTAACCCAATACCAATAGGCTCCTCTGCTGAGAATGTGCGTGATGACATTCCAGCCGCCCTTTCTGAGGGAGAGTTCGTTGTACCTAACGATGTAGTCCGTTGGTTTGGTCTAAAGACTTACATGGACATGCATCAAGAAGCCAAGATGGGCCTTATGATGATGCACGAAATTGGTCAGATAAAAGGAGTTGAAGGGGAATATTATGAAGAAGATTGTGGATGCGGCGAAGAAGGCTGCTCCTTATGTGAAGACAGCCTTGACGATATGTATGGCTGCGGCGATGAAAACTGCCCTATTTGTATGGGAATGGACGAAGAAGGCAGTGAAGAAGATTCTGGAGATTACGAAGAGTATCCTGAAGCGCCTAAAGCACAAGTCATAGTTGTTGAAGAAGAATATCCTCTTGATGAGGATTCAGAGGGAGTGGAGTCATACCCAACGAAAGGTGGTCAAAAACTGTAGGGCTTAAATTTTGGGCTACCCCTGAAAGGCCCCCAAACTAGAGAAAATTATTATGGCTAAATATAGAGGTTCACAGACGGACCAATTGGAGAATGAAATAACTCAATTAGAGCAGAGCATGCAGCCAGAAGTTGAACAGCAGCCTGTGGCTCAGGCAAATGACTCTGAAGAGGCATCATTCAAAAAGCGCTATGGAGACTTGCGCAGACACCTGCAAACAATCCAGTCCCAGAAAGACACCGAGATTACTACCCTCAAAGGTCAGCTCGAAGACGCCACTAAGCAGCAAATCAGGTTCCCTAAAACGGACCAAGAGATTGCTGATTGGTCTAGTAAGTATCCAGAAGTGGCTAAAATAATCGATACCATTGCTCAGAAACGTGCCAGTGAAGTTCTAGAAATTGGCGAGAAGAAAATTGCTAGTCTAGAAATGATGGAGCAAAGGATGGATAAGGAGAAGGCTGAACAGCATCTCCGCAAGCTTCATCCTGACTTTGATAAGATACGCAATTCAAAGTCTTTCCATGATTGGGTTGTTGAGCAACCTCAATGGGTACAGGATTCTCTGTACAAAAATTCCACAGATGCAATGGCAGCTAGTCGCGCTATCGATCTGTATAAAGTTGATACTTCGGGAAAGCGTCGGCCCTCAAATACGGCAGGCGCAGCTCAAGCTGTCTCTAGGTCCAGTTCCTCTGCTCCGGCAGGTAAGGGGCAGGCCAGATTTAGTGAGAGCCAAGTATCAAAAATGACTAACTCTGAGTATGAGAAAAACGAAGAGGCAATTATGGAATCTATGCAGAAAGGCTCGTTTGTTTACGATCTTTCTGGCGCAGCCCGATAATAGTCCTTGAGAAACCCTTAGTTGAGTGTTATAATTCTTTACATAGGAATACCCCTTATCTAGGGGTTTCTCACTCGCTCCGACTCAGGAGCAATGTAAGACCGCTAACAGCCTACTCTTACAAATTGCACCCCAAACAGAAGTTTTGACGATAAGTCCACCAGTTTAGCAAGGCCCATGATTGGCTGCCGAGGTGTCGAAAGCCTCTAATTTGATCATGCACCCTTCCGCTGAAACCGCCACTTCGCAGTCGTCTGCTGGATTTAACCTTGTCTCATTTCGAGACTTTTTTAACGCCACTAGGAGAACTACTCATGGCATTTCCATCAGCATCAGGTTATTCTAACCTGCCAAACGGTGCGTTCAGCCCCGTAATTTATAGCAAAAAAGTGCAGCTTGCTCTGCGCAAAGAGTCCATCGTAGAAGGTATCACTAACACTGACTACATGGGCGAAATCGGCTCAATGGGCGACTCTGTTCGCATCATGAAAGAGCCAACAATCACTGTCTCTGACTACAAGCGTGGCACTGCCATGACTTCTCAGGACTTGGCCGACACTGACTTCTCTCTGGTCATCGATCAGGCGAATGCTTTCCAGTTCCAAGTTGACGACATTGAGAGCCAACACTCACACCACAACTTCATCAGCCTTGCTACAGACAATGCAGCATACAAGCTGAAGGACGCCTTTGACCAGAACGTACTGGGCTACTTAGCCGGTTACGACTGGGGCGGCTCTTCTTGGGCTGCACGAACAGCTCCTGCTGGTACCAAAGCCGATGCGGCTGCTGGTGCTGACGAACTGCTGGCTGCTAACAAGATCGACGCAGCTACCT